GTCCAGACACAAGAAACAACAGGCCCTGAAGGACAACGCCAGATGCAGGTTACGATACGCGACACAGTACGGAGGCAGGTGATGCAAGGTGAGTTCGATAGACAGCTAGGCTCAAAGTTTGATCTGAAATCTAAAGGGAGGCGCGTCTAATGGCAACCTGGCCCGGCTCGCTGCCCCAGTCGCCAAACGTAGATGGCTTCTCAGACATCCCACAGAGTACGGTTATCAGAAGCGGTATGGATGGCATGACAAAGCAGAGAACCCGTTTCACGGCGGCTGTCCATGGCGTCTCGGAGTCGTATGTAATCACGCGCGCTCAGGCTGATACGTTTGTGGCATTTTTCCGGGATGATCTGGACAACGGCGGGCTAGAGTTTGACAAACCGGACTTCCTTTACGGGGGAACGTCTGTTTACCAGTTCACTGAGCCGTATGACCTCACCCCAATCGGTGGCGAAATGTGGAGCCTGTCAATCTCTCTGGAGAAGCAACCCTAATGCCTTATAGCGATTCGTTTTTGAAGAACATTTACAGCCGGTCATCTGGCGATCCGTCTATTGTGCTGATCGAAGTTAATATTGATGGCACGTTTTATTACTACGCAAACAACACGGAATCAATCGACAGCAATGTGTCGGGCAGCACCCAAACCTACCAGCCGGGGCGCTTTGACCTATCCCTTCCAGAGGAAACGGCAGAAGGTACGCCAAGGGCTACTATTGATTTCGACGCGGCGGATATAACCATTGTCAGGCGGCTCAGGCTGGCAGAAGAAAGAATCATTATTAACTTATGGGTGGTCGCCGCATCCGCCCCCAACGTCGCTGAGTTTGGCCCGGCTCAGTTTGAATCAACCTCATTCAGCATCAGCGGATCAGGCGTTAGTGTTGATCTGGAGGTCGAGCCGATTCTGGATGTGCAGCTACCAGGTGAGCGGTTCACGCCCCAAACGTTTCCGGCTCTATGGGAAGACAATGATTCGTGACCTTCTCGCCATTCCATACCTTCCGGGGGGTCGCTCAATGGAGGGCGCTGACTGCTGGGGAATGGTGCAGATATGTTATAGTAAGTTGATGGGCGTCGAGGTTCCGGGCTATGACGATGTTTATAACGGCCCTTCTGATCGCATTTCAGCGGCAGGTTTTATAATGGATGAGCTTGGCGATCATCGACATTTTGAACGTCTAATAAAACCAGAGCGCGGATGCTTTGCCCTGCTGTCAGTAGCAGGCAACCCGATACACGTTGGCTTCATGCTTGATGACAGGCAGATGATACACACGCGCTCAGGTGTAGGGCCGTCAGTTGATGACGTAACCACGATAAAATGGAAGGGGCGAATTCTTGGTTTCTATAGATACAGGCAAACAGATGACCGCTAACGTCGTAGTTTCAAAAGCTCCATTCCTTTCGCCCATTCAGGAGCCGGTCGATGCTGGGCGAACAGTTGAGTCCATCTTTGGCGATTATACGGGGCTTGCAAGAGAGCACACGCGGGCGTTTGTTAATGGCTACCCGGTTGATGATTGGAATCAGGAAGTGGTTAGTGGGGATCTCCTGACGCTGCACCAAGTGCCGTCTGCACTTAGCCCCATAACGTTGATATACATTGCTGTGCTAGCCGTATCAGTTTGGACATCCTTCCTTTTTGCCCCTGATGAGCCTGAGATTTCTGATAACGAAAAGCGCAAGCGTGTAAAAGGCGACAGCAACCAGAATAAAGCCTACGAGCCAATCCCCTACATTCTCGGTAAGCGCAAGATTGTTCCGGCTTATGCGGCCAATCCGTATTACGAGTACCGGGGCAAGGATCAATATTACCGCATGCTGTTGTGCGTTGGCTACGGGCCAATGAACGTCACGGATGTGCGGATTGGTGAAGTGCCCCTAAGCAGCTTTGGAGAAGTCGAGTACGCGGTTGTCGATTGGTACAACAACTCTGACAAAGAAACGTTGCGCGATATATGGTCAAGGGATGTAGCACAGAATCGGGTTCAGGACGAATTACCGAGGGTTGGCAGCGGCTGGCTAACCAGTTCTGTGCCGGTTGGCCGAGGGATGACAAATGCCACATTCGCGTACCCGAGGGGGCTCTACTGGATAAAAGGCGGGGGTAGTCGATCTAGTTTATGCGGATCAATACAGCTTCAATATCAGGGCGGCTCTGGCGAATGGTTTACGGCTGCACCGTACTATAACAGGACGGCAGCTAACAAAGGCGCAGTGCCGTACCTCCTGTTCAAAGAAGGCGGCGTTCTGTATCGGGCTGGGTCAACAGATCAGAACTGGGGCGACGGGTTTGCAAACCTTTATTATAATGCAAGGCCCGTACCATCAAGCTATATAGTATATGACGACGACAACGGTTATGTTGTTTTGGACGCGCCCGAGGGCTATAAAGTAAAAAGTGTTTCAGCTTATTCAGAAAGCAACAAATTCTTTACACGTTCGATCACGTTCGATCCCTCTCTTCATGGTAGCCCGCCGACTGAAACCCCTGTAACGGTTCGGGCGCGCAACCTATCTCCCGGCGATAGCAGCAGAAAGCCGTGGACAGACACCGTGAATTTGGAATTCACCCAGCGGAATGCGCCTCTTGAAACCACGCGTTTTAATGAGCTGATCGGTAGCCCAAGCGGGGACTATAGGCCCGTCATCATTGCGCTGAATATCAAGGCCACCGATCAGGTGAGCGGAAACCTAGACTCAGTAAATGTTATTGCTGAATCTGTTGTTCCCGACGACTGGGACAGTGACTGGCGCGAATGGTTTGGCCAAACGCTCAAGACCAGCAGCAACCCGGCAGAGCTTTACCGATGGGTGTTGCAGGGCCCGTTTAACCGCGCCCGTGTTAGCAACAGCAGGATCAGACTAGAGGACTTGGACGCTTGGCGTCTGCGCTGCATCGCGGACGGATGGGAGGCGTCAAATTATAACAACGAAGCGGCTGCTCTGAAGTCCGTGCTGAATAACGTAGCGAAGACCGGGCGCGCTGAATTTGCAATGCGCGATGGTCAGTTTAGCGTTGTGCAGAACATTGAGAAGCTGATCCCGACTCAGATTTTCACCCCGAAGAACAGCTCTGGATTCAGTTCAAAGCGCGAATTTCCAGACCCTTCAGACGGTATAACAGTTGAGTTTCAGAACGAAGATCAAGATTGGGAGCTGGACGAGTGGACTTATTACGATCCCGCTATTCTTGAGGCAAACCGTATCGGACAGACCGACTCCCTTGAACTGTGGGGCGTCACGAATGAGGTCCTTGCACAGAAGCATGCGCGATTTGCATACCTTGAAAAGCGCTTTCGTAGGGAAACGTATGAGCTAACCACAGACATAGAGAACCTCGCTTGCGCTAGGGGTGATCTTGTCCTTGTGCAGAATGACATCATCGACGTGGGCCTGGGTAGTGGGATTGTCAAGTCCGTTGGCGCTGGCGTGTTTTCGATTGATGAAACCTTTGGCCTAGTCCCTGGCCAGTCTTACGGCGTACGCGTCAGGACGGTCAGCAGCGGCACACAGTTCAAGCAAATAACCGCGACCTATAACGGGTCCGGCCAATGGTCAACGGCGGACGCCATTGAATTTATCGCTGGTGACCTAGCTTCCTATGGCGTGGCGGGATCAGAAACGCTTGATTGCATTGTTGTTAACGTCTCGCCTGCGCAGGACCTTGGCGCAACGATAACGCTGGTTAACGCGGCAAACGAGATTTATACGGAAGATGGCGAACCCCTGCCCGCATACACAACCAACCTTAGACCCAGGCCAGAGAATCAGATACCCACAGCGCCGGAGATTTCGGCAGGCGTGGGGCCGTCTAATTATTTGTCTGCGGTTGTTAATGTGTCGGTGCTAAACCCTGACCGCTTAGCAACCGTTACCCGCTCCTACCGTCTGCAATACAAAATTGATTCAGACATCATTGAAGACCCAACAACCAACGTCATCATAACGGAACCCGGCAGACCAGATGGCGATTCAGATGTGTGGATTGATGCGCCTGATATAGACGCCAGAATTGGAAGCGTTGAAGTTCCGATCCCCTTGGACGTCGGCAACCGGCTTGTATTCCGAGCAAAAGCTCGCGGCACCGGAAACCTAATGTCAGCGTGGTCGGCAGAGTACGAATTAATCATTAGCGAGCAGCCCGCGCCGGACGTTAACAGCTTTACTGTTACCGAAGAAATCAACACGCCCAAAACCCCGGACGGCATGTTTTCGACGCTCGTGATTACGGTTGACGAGCCGCCGACAGACCCTTACTTGTACGCTATAGCAGAATATCGCTTGCCCGGCCAAGACGAATGGCAGAGGATTGGTAAAATCGGATGGCAGTTTCCAAGCGTTGCAGAAGTTCAAGTTTTAGCAAACGGAACTCAATATCAGATACAGATCCGCAGTGTGTCGGTTTTTGGCGTTGAAAACTTTTATGGCCTTCAGCAAACGATCACCACTACCAACGTATTGGACCCGGAGTACACCGACGAAAACCCATACGACGTTCTGCCAGTTCCAAACGTTACCGGCCTTGAGCTATTTGAACAAGGAAACGATACTGAGTTTGGCGGCAAGGATGCTAAATTTGTATGGCGTCGATCTACCGTAGGCGACTGGGTGGATATTGGATTCGAGGGGCTTCGCGGTGCCGGTGCTGGCAGGCTGGATCAGTATTTCCGGGATTATCAAGTTGAAATCTGGACTGATAATCAGATCGTCAGGACTGAGCAGGTTTACGATCCTGTCTATATCTACTCCTTTGAGAAAAATGCTGAGGACTACCGGCGCGTAACGGGCACGGTTGGCGCATGGCGCGACTTTGAGATCAGGGTTATTGAGCGTGGTAGAAACAACCAGGTGTCTGCTAATCCGGCCAAGCTGTCTGTGGCCAACACCGCCCCCGAACCCTTAGCCGCACTCTCAGTAGTACCAGGCTTCAGCGTCATCGAGATCAGCTATCTGCGCCCCGATGATCTGGACTTTGCAGGCGTTGATATATGGGTTAGCCAGACGCAAGGCTTTGACCCTGACTCTACTGAGCCTACTGC